TACAATTCGTCAATCAAATCCTAACTGTTTGGTGTATTATACTATCACAGTAGGAGATTGGATCTATGATGGTGATGCCCTTGATATTAATTCAGCACTCACAATGATTCAACACGATTTACAACACAATTGCCCTAAAAACAAATGAGTATTCCTAATTTCAAATCTAACGAAGACTGGGAAGCATTCACCCATATCTTTGATAGTCAGTGGCATTGCAAAAGAGCACTGCTGAATCGTGTCAAGAATGATCTGTTCCCTGAATATAAATCATGGCATCAACTTCAACCTAAGACCTTGGAAGTGATCAACGATATCGTATCCAATCTTGTCTACGAGTGTGAACGTCAGTTCAAAGAAACACACCAGGACTACAAGACTGATGATGATGAAATCTTCATTCCACGTCGTTCATTCAAAGAGGATGTAACAGAAGCACTCAAAGAAGCATTGGAGAGTCATCAGAACAATGACTCACACTGAACCTTTAATAAGCCACTCCCTTGACGGGGGTGGTTTTCTATTGTATAATATCCTTGATAAAAGGTAACTAATCTATGGGAATGTTTGACTATTTACGAAGTTCTTATCCTTTAGGTGAAAACTTCTCTGGCAACTGCCAAACAAAAGATATTGAAGATACTATTGGTGGCACAATGTCGCAATACTGGGTATCACCAGAAGGTCAGTTGTATTTGATTGATTACTCTCATACAGCCGACTTTGTAGAACTCAAAGAAGGTGATGATGGTTATGATGAGAAGCGTTTATGGACAAACTTTAAATGGATTCCTAATGGAAATCATGGAAGGGTGAGACCTTGTAGTATTACCAAATACATAACCATCTATCCTGAAAAATGGAAAGGTAAATGGGAGGACACACCACGTTGTCGTCTTCATTTTAGAGATGGCAAATTACAAGACTGGGTTTAATCACTGGTTTTATCTACCACCACCTCCCTATGGGGAGGTTTTTTGTGCCTCATAAAACTTTCACTTTCCACTAAGAGTGCACTTATGAAAAGAGGGGTTGATACCAGATAAAATAATGTATGAAAGGGGGAAACACCTCCACCACTAAAACAAAAATGAACACCACTCTTACTCAAAAGCTTCGCCAACGCATTAAGAAGCAAAAGCAAAATGGTTTCAGTCTCGTCGAGCTCTTGATAGTTGTGGTAGTGCTTGGCATCCTATCTGGTGTAGCACTCCCCAACTTCCTGGCTCAACGAGACAAGGCTAAGGTTGGTGCAGCCAATGCAGCTGCAGCAGCACTGATGAATGCCTGTGAAATTGGTTTGACAAACGATGTTGACCTCACTGCTGATGTTGATGTCACACGACTGACTGCTGCTCTGCCTGCTGACACCGAAGCTCTTGTCACAGAAACTATTACAGCCAGCTCCTGCTCTGCAACAGTGACAGGCACCAAGGTAGCAACTGATGGTTCATTCACAGCATTTGGTGCTAAGACACCTGCAGTTGCTGGCTAATGATGAGGTAAATCCATGATGTCACTCACAGGTGTCGTTGTGGCTGGAGCAATGGGAACCATTGTTATGGCTCCCATGTTTCAGCTAACTGTGGCACAAGCTCAATCGAGAGCGCAACTGGAAGCACGAGTGTTATGGCAGTCTGAGGTTGAGAGAGCACGACAACTGTGGTCTCTTGACTACCAAGACTTCGACCTTGTGCAACTACACAACACCTCTCAGTGTTCAACTGGTTCCAACCACGGATACATCACTGAGGGGTTTCAATTCGATGTTACCTGTACCGTCGGCGGTCAAACCGTAGGCAAGTATGACACACTACTCCCTTATCCTGCTGTCTCTCGTAACCCTGGTCAGTACTCTGACAATGACGGGAACGGCTTTGAGGATGTGACGGGACTTCCAACTCACTATGACCAATGCTATTCTGGATGGAAAGGCGACGGTTACAAACACTCTAACTGCACTCTAGGAGGTCAGTATGTTATCCCGATGTATGCTAATCTTTACCTTGACGGCGCTCCTGTACAATCCGGTGGCGGCTAAACCAGTTGTTATTAATGGAAATGCCAATGGGTTGTGGAGTCCAACACACCCACACCTCACAAGCGGACGAACCAAACCAAACTCACCTGTGCTTTACACACCACCACCTGAGCCTGTTGCTAATATTGTAACAGAATCAGTAGAAACAAATGTCCCTGAAGTTTGTCCAACTCTCCAGTCTGCTCCACATCTCTGTCAAGGTATATGATGAATATTATTCAAGAAGTTAAAGATCTTTGGCAGGAGTTTGTTATGTGGCATGATGAAATGCAATGGCAGAACTCTGCTGAGCGTAGAGAACTCGCCACCAAGAGACTTGCAATTTATCGTAAGTTTATGGATGGTGACCCCTCTTGTGTTCACAGTCCCTACACACATCCAGAAAATTATAATTTTGAATAACCATCTACCACCTAAAAGATAACAAAAAATAAATACCTGTAAAATGGTTGATGCGACCCCCAAAACCTTACAGGTATAAAATGTCTGATCGTAGATCCCCAAGAGAGTTTCGGGTGCCATTATTCTTGTTTAGAATGTTGGCATCTGTTTTTGCTGTACAGATATTTGTAATCTTGATTTCATTTAAAACCTGTGGTGATTTGGCAAGGGAGCAAAGTATAACTCCAAATTCAATATGTCCTAACCTGGGCGATAGATTTGAAAGCACGACAACTACAATGATTGCTACAGTATTATCACTATTAGTTGGGAAGAGTGTTGATGATAAATAACTAAAACCGCATTAGAGTTATGTCCGCAATTGTAGCAACCATGAAGCCAATTTTGATGGCTTTCCTTGGATCAAGAGCAGTTAAGAAACTTGTTGTTGACTTGCTTTCCGCTTATGCCAAGACAACAGACAACACTGTTGATGACATGGCAGTAAACATGATTAAGTCTAAACTTCTTACCAAATAATCACAACCCCCAGTAACATGGGGGTTTATTGCGTTGATTATTGTGTTATAATATAAGTGTCACACAATAGCAATGGCAAAATCTCTAACACATAAATTTGAAAGTCACTTGTCTTCCATCAGGGAAGCAGTTGATGGGTCCTATGATTTGCGATCAAATCATAAACTATACAAAAAGATTTACAAGCACTATAAGGATCTTGGAATCTTTTTTGCTGGTGATTCAGAAAGTGATTACCAATTGGTTCTTGATTGTCTCTATGAGGATATGTATTGATGAGTTATAATAACTGGTATGCAGTATCAATCAATATGAATAAGGAGAAATCTTGCAAGTCAGAGTTGTTGGCTCGTAAGAATCTCTTTAAGGACACATTCATTGAGAATGTTGAATATCTTCAAAAGAAAGAGATGCAGATTGATAAGTCTGGTAAGCGCAGGGTAGTAAACAAACTTCTTATGTCTGGTTATCTCCTTATCCAAGTTAAACCAGAAATCATTGAAAATGAGGATGGTTCTACCACCAAGGAGTTTCCTAGTGCAACATTTGATTTGATACTTGGCACCCCTGGCATCAAATTCTTTGTGAATTGCAACCAGAGAAAACCAATTGCCTTCAGACCCAAGGAAATCAAAAGGCTGTTTGACATGTGTGACGACGCTCACCTTGAAGTTAAACAAAACCTCCTTGTTGACTATGAGATTGGTGACATTCTTGATGTTATCTCTGGACCTTTCAAGGGACAATCTTGCGAAGTGATAAATATCCAAGGAACCAAGATTCTTGGTCAACTTGATATGTTTGGTCGCACAATTCCAGCTGAGTTCACAACTGAACAGGTGTACAAAAAATGAACGACTCCACTAATGATAAGTACCTTGAGTACTTTATTGACTTTGAGTACAAACTTGATGATAAGACAGAGGACAAACTAATCAATGAATTCTGCGAGACGCACCCATCAGCACCACAATGCAAGGTCTTTGACGACTGAGGAAGAGTACCACTCTCTAAAAGAGACCTACAAACTCCTCTGTGACCTCATAGACCCCAAGAAGGTGCCTGCCATCCCCAAACCTCTTAGAGATAGAGCTAAGAAGTGTTTGGAAGATTACCCAGTGCGCAGGCAACTCGAACAACTAAGGATGACAGTAGATTTTTTCAACCCAAGATGAACGACGACGGCAGTATTTCGCCTGTTAGGATCGCACAACTCCTAACAGGCGTGTTTTTATCTTTCAATTTACTTCTCATACCAGTTGTGGTGTTTTTGGATTCAAACTTAATGAATTATAAAGAAAATGTTATAATAAATAAGTTAGCATAGACAACACACAATGACTATTAGAACTGAGGACGGTGGTCGCCTCAACATGTATGCAAAAGAGCCACAAATGTACATTGATTCTACTTTGGAGCAACAAATGAAAGAAGGAGCTTACGAGACCCATAACGAAAGAGCAGAAAAACTGAATGGTCGTTTTGCTATGATGGGAGTTATTGCAGCACTTGGTGCATATGCAGTCACTGGTCAGGTAATTCCTGGGATTTGGTGATAATCACTCACTGGGCACCCTAAGGGGTGCCTTTTTTATTGTAGATTAAAAACAATTTGACAATAAGTTATAATTAACAATGAGTATTATCTCATTTTATGTCTAGTAAATTCTACGTCTATTCCAAAGATGGCTGTGGCTTCTGTGATAAGCTAACAGGTTTTATGGATTCCAAAGGTATCACTTATGAAAAGTTTATCCTTGGATCAGACTTCACAAAGGAAGAGTTTATCAACAAGTTTGGTCACAACTCAACCTTCCCTCAAGTATTTTATAATAATCAAAGCATTGGAGGTATGAAAGACACAGTTAGATATGTTGTTGAAAATAAGATGTTATGACTATGATGAAGAACAGGGGGTTTGAGATGATGCTCCCCCAAACAAAGGATAAACCAAAGACAATAACAAAGGAGGTCCTCTTTCAAAGTATAAGGTTTAGGATTTTTAAAAGAATCTACACACTATCTTTCAAGTTTAGTTATACAGAGGAGTAAAAAATGGATTTCACTTCATTTGTACTGATACAATCCTTTCTTATATTGGGATTAGTAGTTGGTTGGGTTGCCGCAAGAGGGTTTGATGAGTATCTTGATAAAGAATCACACCACTTTGATGAACTCTTTAAAAAAAATCCACATCCAGAAATTTATGATGATGAAGGTGAGTTACACAGGGGTGAATACCTAACACTAAACTTTGATCCAGGATATTCTCCAGATGAAATGGATGATGAAGAATTGTTTGAGGGGGGTTGAATCCCCCCTTTTTTTGTGCTATAATATAGGTAACTGAAAAAGCCCAATGGCAATTCTAATTGATGCAAACCAGATAGCCATCAGTCACCTGATGGTTAGGCATAAGATTGAGAGTGGTATCAACATTGATACAATTCGTCGCTCAATCGTAGCGGTTATCGCTAAAATTGAGAAAAAATACAAAGCAGAGTACGGCAAAGTCGTGCTTTGCTATGATGATAAAGATTACTGGAGACGCCAAGTCTTCCCTTTCTACAAGCAAAATCGCAAGTCAGAGAGGGAAAAGTCCAATATTGATTGGGATAAGGTGTTTTCCGTACTAAATAAGATTAGGGACGAGTTAAGGGCAAACTTTCCTTATCACGTCATTCAAGTACAGGGAGCTGAAGCTGACGATGTTATTGCTTCCATTGTGAGGTATAATTGTCGTCACAAAAACCCTGAACCAATGTTGATTCTATCTGCTGATAAAGATTTCATTCAGCTTCACAGATATCCATTGGTGAAGCAGTATGATCCAATCAGAAACAGGTGGATTGTGAATGATAACCCAGTCGCTTACCTCCAAGAACACATTATTAGAGGTGATAGATCTGATGGCATTCCTAACATTCTTACCTGTGATGATGCGATTGTTACTGGCAAACCACAAAAGAAGATGAGTAAAGAGAAGATTGCTTCTCTGGCGAGCATGGACCCAAATGAGTTTACAAATTTTATTCGTCTTCGTAATTGGAAACGTAATTCTGAATTGATTGACTTCAGTAAAATCCCCAACCCAGTTGTGGAAAGAATCATCTCCTTCTACACAAAGTACAAACCAGCACCCAATATTAAATTGGAGTACTTTATCAAAAACGATATACAAGACTTGATTGAGGAATTTAGTTAATGGCTAGACCTGCCACACCCAAACTGCCTGTTGGGCAGACACTCATTTCAGAGGTGCTTCAGCGCACCTCCAATGCAAAAACTAAAGCAGAGAAAGTGAAGGTGCTGAGGGAATACAAGTCCCCCGCACTCACCAAAATCCTTCTCTGTAACTTTGCAAAGAATGTTAGGTTCATGTTCCCATCAGGGAAGACACCCTACACTGCCATTGATAGACCCAAAGGTTTGGATCATCAGAGGTTGTTTTCTGAGCACAGACTTATTGATAAGTTTATTGCTAAAAAAGTGAATGGTGTTGTGTATTATGGTTGCTCTGGAACCACAAGACCAAACATTCAACAGATTAAAAAGGAACAACTTTGGGTGCAACTCCTTGAAGGATTGCACAAAGATGAAGCAGAACTCCTTGACTTAGTTAAGGACAAAAAACTAACTGATAGATACAAAATCACAAGACAGAATGTGATTGATGCATTTCCAGAACTAAGACTTCAGGATCAAAATGAACCCAAGCCACCCACAAACACAGCAACTAAAAAAGCTGATAAACAACCTGCAGAAGCAGCTTGATGAGCTGAAAGCAGTTGTATATTCTGACACCACATCCTATAAACTTGACGTTGACTATGATGAGGTGTTAGAATATTATCAGACCAATGATGATGATGAACTAGGACTCTAATGGGACAGAAAAAAACCAGAAAACTACTGAAGTCTATCCTGACCAACGATAACAAAAGGGCGATGTATTCTGAAGCAGAGTTGATGTATATGGAAAGACACCTGGACATCATGCTCCTTCAAAAGCAAAGAGCAAAACTGAGGAAGAAAGGTTTTGCTTATGGATTATGAGATTATTCCTGTTATAATGATTAAGACTACTATCAAATTGGATTCTGGAAAAAAATGAGTAATGTGAAACTAATCTCCCACACCATGGGAGCTGGTGAGTTAGAGGGATTGGGACCACAGGAAGTCATTAGTCACGTGGCTCGCGTCTCTAACCCTCACAACCAATCGAACTACCACACAGCCAATGGGTTGCTCAGGTATTGTATTAAGCATCAGCACTGGTCAATCTTTGAAACAGCTTCTATGACCTTAGAGCTTAACACCACGCGTGGAGTGGCTGCTCAGGTCCTAAGGCATAGATCATTTACTTTTCAGGAATTCTCACAGCGCTATGCGGACACCAAGTTACTTGACAAAACCATCCCTCTCTTTGATCTTAGGAGACAGGATCAAAAGAACAGGCAGAACTCTACGGATGATCTACCTCCAGGCATAAAGGCAGAATACCAGACAAAAGTTGAGAAGCATTTTGCTGATTCAATGCATCTGTACAATAACCTACTTGACAATGGTGTCGCCAAAGAGTGCGCTCGTTTTGTACTACCTCTTGCTACTCCTACTCGCATTTACATGACAGGAACTTGTCGCTCATGGATTCATTACATTGATCTGAGGTGTGCCAATGGCACACAGGAGGAACACAGGTTGCTTGCAGAAGATTGCAGAGTGGTATTCAAAGAGGTGTTTCCTGATGTAGCATTAGCTCTGGGATGGTAAATAAATAACCTTGTGAAGTATTTTTAAAATGGCCACATATCCTATTAGACATAAAGACACAGGTGAAACCAAAGAAGTTGTAATGAGTGTCCATGAATGGTCAGAGTGGAAAGACTCTAACCCTGATTGGGAACGTTACTACTCACCAGACACCCTCCCTGGAATGGGAGTTGAGGAGGGTGATTGGAGAGGAAAACTCTACAAATCACACCCAGGTTGGAAAGACGTTATGAGTGGCGTCAGGAAGGCTGGCAAACGAAACCCAAGCATTACCCAGAAATATTAATGACAGTTAAGACAAGAGGCAAGACTAAAAAGCGTCAGCCCATCAACACAGACATCATGGTTCCCATTGAACCACTCACAGACAATCAAAAAATCATCTTTGACTCTTGGGATGAAGGGAAGCATCTCTTCATTTATGGAGCAGCAGGCACAGGAAAAACCTTCTGTGCCCTTTATAAAGCACTCTATGACTGTCTGAAGGCAACTCCCAGTTATGATAATGTTTACATTGTCAGATCCCTTGTGGCTACTCGTGAGATTGGTTTCCTTCCTGGAGACCATGAGGATAAGTCATCACTTTATCAAATTCCTTATAAGAATATGGTGAAGTATATGTTTGAGATGCCCAGTGATAATGACTTTGAAATGCTTTATGGGGCACTCAAACAGCAGGAAACAATTAAGTTTTGGTCCACCTCATTCCTTCGTGGTGTGACACTTGATAACAGTGTTATCATCATTGATGAGATGCAAAACTTAAACTTCCATGAACTTGATAGTATAATGACGCGTGTTGGTGAAAACACTCGCATTGTTTTTTGTGGTGATGCGATGCAATCTGATTTGAGAAACTCAAATGAGAAAAATGGAATCCATAACTTCATGAGAATCCTTGAGAGGATGCCTGATGATTTCACCATGGTTGAGATGGGTATAGATGACATCTGTCGTTCTGGTATCGTTCGCAACTACCTTATTGCAAAAAATGACGCAGGTTTTTGATGTTTAAACAAGTTGAAAAGTATCGTCAAATGTTTTCTGAACTAAACAGAAGACAGATTAACGAGACAAGATATTATGAGGTGGGGGATGACGCAGTTTATCCCTCTGTTACATCTATCATCTCCTTTGTTAGCAGGGAAAAGTTTGCTAGCTGGCGCGCCAAAGTAGGTAATGAAGAAGCGAATAAGATTACTAAACAAGCTACAACAAGAGGCACTAAACTCCACAGGGTATTTGAAATTTATCTACAGAATGGTGAGTATGAATCACTTGAAGAGTATCAGGTGCCTCTGATACAATTAATGTTCAAGTCTGCTAAAACTCTCCTTGATACTAAACTGGACAACATCTACCATCAAGAAACAACTATGTCTTCGGATAAGTTGCGTCTCGCTGGTACGGTGGATCTTATTTGTGAAGTGGATGGAGAACTTTCCATCGTTGATTTCAAAACATCTAAAAAGGAAAAGCCTGAAGAGTGGTTGGAAGATTATTTCGTCCAACTCTCTGCTTACTGGGCAATGTTTTCGGAAAGGACAGGCATAGTTCCAAAGAAACTAGTTGTCTTTCTCGTTGCAGAGAATGGTGATGTTCAAATTGTAGAACGTCGCAACATTATGAAGTATCTGACTACTCTCCAAGATTATGCTTATCGATTTATTCAACACAACCATGCCAAATCTAAATGAACTAGATGAGGTAGCAAATGAAAAGTTTATCAGTCGCAGTAAATTCTCTTCTGACATTGAGGACTTTGTGAAAGTCCACCATCTCACTTACATCGACGCCATTGTTGAGTATTGTGAGAAAAATAATATTGATATTGATACTGTCAATAAACTTATTTCAAAGCCCCTCAAAGAGAAGTTGCGTTATGAAGCAACTGAACTAAACTATCTAAAGAAAACGTCCCACGCAAAGCTTCCCCTGTGATAGTAATGCACGGGTTTGATGTATACAAAACCTACCTTGCCTTCAAACAACACTTCTCAAAAGAAAGCTTTGATTTCTTTAAGTATGAAGGCAAGGTGAAAGCTAAGGAAGAAACCTACCAATCAAGAAATGACTTCTACTTCTTTGAAACGCTTGCGCGTACCCTCACAGACCAAGAGATTAAAGAGTACTTACTTGCGTCATTTGTATCGGCAAGTGACCCAGCGAAGGTCTGGATTGGCGACATTAAGGTCAATGGAAAAGCTAATTGGTTGGTATGGACAAAACTTATCGAGAGTATCACCTATGCTTTTAAGCAGGATCTGTGTCATGTGGTTGAATACATGGAGGCCCAGGCGTGTTCCTTTGACAATTTATTTGAGGCAAGTGGAACGCACCCTCCTCTCCTCAAACTCTACATTGCCAGGCGGATTAATCTTGAATCAATAATCATCCTTGACATTGTTCTTGGTTTCATAAAGAGTTGGGATAAGAAACTAAAGGATCCTCTGTGGGAACAACTATCTTTTAAGATTAGAAAGTATAAACCTTTCCTCTCCATTAATAGAAACAAGTATCGTGTTATAATAAAAGAAACATTCATTGGTCCCTGACATGACCCTAAACTGTGGCAAATCCAAACAATCCTTCTAATCCTATGTCGTTTTCAAGTCTAAAGAATAACAAGAAAGATATCTTTTCTAAACTCCAGAGGCAACTGGAGGAAACCACAAAGGTTGGTACAGTTGATGAAAGGTTCTGGAAACCAGTTCAAGATAAGGCAGGCAATGCCTTTGCTGTGATTCGTTTCCTTCCTGCATGTGACAGTGAAGATATGCCCTTTGTGAAGATGTACTCCCATGCCTTCCAAGGTCCTGGTGGATGGTACATTGAAAACTCTCTGACCACTTTAGGTCAGAATGATCCCCTGGGTGAATACAACAGGGAACTTTGGAACTCTGGTGATGAGTCTCTGAAAGATCAAGCTCGTAAGCAGAAGCGTAAGCTGCAATACTACTCCAACATCTATGTGGTGAAAGACCCAGGTAACCCTGATAACGAGGGTAAGGTCTTCCTCTACAAGTATGGTAAGAAGATCCACGATAAGATCATGGATGCTGTGAATGGTGATGAGTTGGAAGGTCGTGAAGGAATCAACCCCTTTGATTTCTGGACTGGAGCAGACTTCAAACTTCGTATGAAGAGAGTTGCTGGTTATCCTAACTATGACACCTCTGAGTTCATGGAATCCTGCACACTGGAGAACCTTGATGATGCCCAGTTGGAATCAATCTGGAATCGTCAGCATCCCCTTGAGCCTCTGGTGGCACCTGACCAGTTCAAGTCTTATGAAGACCTGAAAGCAAGGTTGGATAAGGCCCTTGGACGCTCCACAGGAGCCTCCTCTGCCCCTGTGAGAGAGGTGGTGCAGGAAACTCCCACCATCTCTGCCAAACCCACCTTCAAGAAGGAGGAGGTTGTGGAAGAAGTGGCAACACCTGAAGCAGATGATGATGATTCGGTTTTATCCTACTTTCAGCGTTTATCAGAAGAGTGAGTTTATGAGGGGCTTATGCCCCTCTTTTTTATGTCATGACGTCAGTGATGTTTATTTCTGAGCCCTTGATGGTTAGGTTGACAGCATAACGACGCAGCTCTCTCATAATCTCACCAAGATATTTCTTTTGGATGAGTCTGATATGCATCTTCTCCTCATTCAACTCCCTTTCATAATCCATATGACTAACTGACTTTGAGTTAATCACATTCCTAAAGACAGTTGAGCCTGGATAATCTGGATAAGTATAACCAAAGTTTTTATCTACCACAACTCCACCAGGATAAACTAAATTATTTTCAGAATCATAAGTTGGTAGGGACCTATAAAACTTTGTTTCTCCTGCCTTCTCATATGACTTATACTTTCTTAGGATAAACCTTTCAAACTCATAGTTAGATAGAGGCCACTCATTATAATAATCAACAATATCATTAACTTGTAGAATCAACCAGTAGTATTGCTCATCACCATACTCATCATATGAAACTTGGTCTGGTCTCTGTCCATCTCTTATCACATAATCATAATACAATGTGTCATTGGTGAAGATATCATCACGCACACGAAGGAGATGGAAATAATCTTTGATGTCAATATAACTAGCCTGCCCTGCCTTATTAGCAGAGACTGCGTATTTGATGTTAGGAAAGTATTTAAAGTATGAAGGTTTAGCCATTAGTATCCTTGGAATGAAATGGACTCCTCATGGTCATCACGAAGAATGATGTCAACCTCTTGGAATGAAAGAGACATTGCTGTTGTAACTGGCATTCCATCAGTGAAGGTTAAGTGCATATCAGAGTTTGGGTTTGCCTGCACCTTAATGCTAGTCAATGCACACCTCATAAACTGATTCATATATGGATTCTCATCAGCACCTGTCATGTATTTTACACTCCAAACATAAGGCACATTGAGCATTCCACCATCAGCCAAGGAGGCTGCACTCATCATCTTAAACTGTTTGATGATTTGGTTTACAACTCCAGTTTCCTGTGGGCTCTTTGGAATAAAAATAAAGTTAAAAGCAAACCCTCTCATCTTTGGTCCCTGGAAAAGCAATTCAACATTGGGGTTATAAATTTGCCCCCTTGTCATTGCCATCATGTTAGATCCAGAAGTTCCAGCTAAACCAGCGAGGAAACTTGTTGCACCTTGCTTTAATGCTGGAATAGAATTGGCTTTAGCGCTTTCAAAAATTGCTCTTGCTTTATCTGCAATTGAATTAATCTCTTGATCAAGACTACCATTCTCTCCAATGGCATTCAACCCACCAATAAAACCACCAGCAACATCCCTCTTCAGTTCACCAAGAGGTCCAGCAAATGAGGTCTCGCTCCAACTTTGTTCATTAGAAATAGTTGGTGTTGTGGTAGGCATGTATAAAACAATGGGAGACCCCTCTGCTGGTCCATTCACACCACCTCTGTTGCCTTGACTTTGTCCAGCAACAGCATTGTTTGTTCTATATTGGTGTGCCTGAAAGACCATGTAGTCACTCTGTCCTTCATTGAGTTCAAGTGGATACTTTAATGTCATGTTGTTTTATACTTTGCAATTGGAAACTGAGTCATCGCACTTACCTCATCACTACTAATTTCATATATGTTACTAAACACTTCTCTCCAACTATATCTTCTATAACTCTCCCAATGATAGTTGAATCCAGTAAAACCCCACTTGTAAACCCCAGTGCATAATATAAAAGGGTGCTGGTCGTATTGTATGTTAGGAGTTTTTGCTTTATAGATAAACACATAGTATTTATCAGGACTTGGCACAATCTCACCTGGTGTTAGTTTGGATAAGAGAAGTCTCATATTATACTCTGGACTTCCATTAGCAAACTTCAAGAGGTTTTCAACTCTATTCATATCCCCAGTGAGTTTTCAAGTCCCTCAACATAATAACTCTCATAGGTGAAAGCAATCTCAAAGGACAAAGCAGTGTTAGTTTCTTCACTGTTTAGATTTAAACCACCAATTCTAATTGGATAAGCAGCAATGAAGTTGTATGCAACTGGTTCTTTATATTTGTTGTCCTTAGATTGATCATCTGGTTGTTCCAGTTTGGTAATTTTAAAGTCACCAATATAAGTCTGATAATAATTCATTCTCTGACTTCTGTTTCCTCTAAACTGATTAGAGTTTACAGTTGTCTTATCCATCCACTCCCTCATCATTTTATAAACTTCAAACTCTGTGTTTTCAATCACAGTCATGGTGAGAGGTTTCCCATAAATGAAATTCTGTGGGGTCTCTCTTGCAATGCCCATGTTTTCCTGACCCAGTGCAATCACTGTGTCCAACCTTGCCTCTGGAATGGTTATTGTCTTACAAAAGAAAGACAGGTAATCATTCATCGTAACACTATCACTGGAAGGACTGTCTGCCAGTGAAGTATTAAACCCATATCTACTTGGCATCTCAACCTTATAAAGAGTTGGTCTTGACGGACCATGGGTTAATAAAGATATTGCCTCTTGAAATGACATTCTAAATACTATTGTTGAAGTATTTATCCTATGTCTAAGACATTGCAGGGTAAGTTTAAGCCACGCAATCCTGAAAAATATAAGGGAAACCCAACAGAGATTTATTATAGGTCCAGTTGGGAGAAGTTGTGTATGAATTACTTTGATTTGCGTGAGGATGTGCAGTCCTGGCAGAGTGAAGAGAAGTGTATTTGGTATGCTGACCCTGTGTCCAAGAAGAATAGAAGATACTTTCCTGACTTTATCATCAAATATAAAAACAAAGATGGCATCCTGGTTACAGAAGTCATTGAAGTTAAACCATATAAACAGGTTGTGGGTCCTCCACAAAACCCAAAGAGACGCACAAAGTCTTGGGTGAATGAAGTAAAAACTTATCTCACCAACCAGGCAAAGTGGAAAGCAGCAACAAACTGGTGTGAGGATAGAGGGTATAACTTTAGGATTATCACTGAAAAAGAGTTGGGTTTATCCAAATAAATAATAATATAATATCATTTTCGTAATGGCACTACCAAAGAACATTAGACCTGAGTATTCCACGACAATTCCGTCCAGTGGTAAGAAGATTAAATATCAACCATTCAGTGTTAAGGAAGAGAAAATTCTAATCATTGCAGCAGAGTCTGGTGATACAGATGAAATCACCAATGCTATTCGCAATGTGCTGGAGAGATGTGTTACAACCCCCACTGACTTCAAGGTTGATGACCTAGCACTTTTTGATATTGAATATTTGTTTTTGAAAACAAGAACAAAATCTGTTGGTGAAAAGGTTAAAGTAGAAGTTAAAGATCCCAATGATGAAACCTGTGTGATAACACATGAAATTAATATTGATAAGATTGGAGTTGTAAAAACAGAGGGACACTCACCACTGATTGAACTGGGTGGTGATGTTTCAATCAAAATGAAGTATCCTGATATTTCATTCTTCAATGATGGGATTGATGTTGATAATATCTCAAGCAGTATTAAATTAATTTCAAAATGTGTTTCTCAAATTATAGTTGGGGAAGAGGTATACAATAATGCTGACATAACTGAAGATGAAGTTGTGGAATGGATTGAGGGACTAACTACTGCTCAACTAAACAAAGTGTTAGAGTTTTTCAAAACAATGCCAAAGTTGAAACACTCTATCACACTTAAGAATCCAAACACCAACTCCAACTTTACAGTTACTCTTGAGGGCTTGCAGGATTTTTTCTAATGGCAATGCTACATGCCAGCCTCCTTAGTTATTATGAAAAACTATTTGCATTCAAACACTATCACAACTGGAATGTAGTGGAGATAGAGGACCTATTGCCTTGGGAGTTTGATGTTATGACTTCACTCCTGAAAAACTATCTGGACACAGTTGAGTTACATAAGAAGCAAGCTGCTGTTAATGCCAATAAATAAAAATAAAAGTTATGGCTGAGAGCGTCCTTTCACAACTTGTTAAAACTGATAAAGAAACAAAGGACAGCCTGAAGTCCATTGACACTAATCTTGCGAAAATTTATAAACTTCAGGTCGCAAACGCCAAGTCAGATGCAGCCCATAAAAAGCGACTGGAGCAGGAAGCTAAGAGAAAGAAAGGTGATAGGTTATTAGGTGCTCTAGGAAAGAAAAAACCAGGGGATAAGAAGAAGGATAAGAAGGGATTACTTGAATCACTATTTGGTGGTGGACTGGGAAAACTTGTTACTGCTGGACTCTTACTCAAAGCTCTTGGAATTGGTGCTATTGGTGCAGCCATTGTTGGGTATATTGGTAGCGAAAAGTTCAGAAAATTTGTAAATGAAAAAATCATATTTCCTGTTGGAGATTTTATTAAAAACACTTTATTGCCACAAGTGAATAAATTATTCAAAGATGCGATCAATAATATAGGAGAATCTGTACAAAATTGGCTTCAAGAAAAGACAAAGGGTGGGATGTTCAGTTACAAAAGTGACCTGAATCCGACTTCAAAGGAAATTCCTCTTTCTTTGATGGAAATTTTAGGAGCCAAAGATCTTGCTAAAGAGATCACGAAGGACAAATCTCTGTCTAAAGATGAGAAAGATCTCGCAATTCAAGCTACCAGAAATTTCGTAGAGATGGAAGAAAGAGCTAAGAGTATCTCTAAGCTTCAATCTGATAAGAATTTTAGGTTGTCAAAAATCAAAGTTCTTGAGAACGAAATTAATGATTTAGAAATTGAAGGAGACAATAAGGCTCTAATTCAAGCAAAAAGAGATACAATCAATAGATTCAAAGAAGAAATAAAAAAATATGATACACAGATTGAACAGAATGAAGAAATTATGAAAGGATTGTTGGCTGTCGAAGTCAACGGAAAAATGAATAACGAGTTGATGCTCAAACTCATCAATATCATGAGAAAAAATCAAGCAGAGACTCTCAACAAAGAATATAAACCATATAAAATTGAAGATTTCAGACAAAACGGTGGACCAATAACAGTGCCTGGCACTGGTTCTGGCGATAAAGTTCCTATGATGCTTCCACCTGGTTCCTTTGTGTTAAACAGGAACGCAGCTGGCTATCAGAATGGTGGCATCCCAACTCTGTTGGAACCTGGCGAGTCAGTTTATGGACCAGGGCAGTGGGGTATGAAAGAGTTCTTACTCAACAAAGCCATTCCCAGATTCCAAACAGGGGGTGAGGTAAATCACCCTGATACTGGTTCTGGTTTTACACCAAGTCCAAATGCAACTGACCATCATGGTAGACCTGTTGTGCTATCCAAAGAAGCATCAGAGTCATTTAAAAAAATGATGAGTAATGGTGTAAATGCATCTGATGTTTATAGCTCAAAAAGATCTCCAGCTAAAAACGCAGCTGTAAAGGGATCCCCCACTTCCAACCATCTTAGTGGTAATGCAGTGGACATTCATGGAGCTTCAAAAATATGGATGAAGGCAAATGGAGAAAATTATGGTTGGAAGTGGTTGGACTATTCAGGACATGATGGACACTTTGATTTCATTAAAGGGGCAACCCCCATCAAAGAGGGAGATGAAAACACTGATGATTTAAAGAAACAGAAAAAACAAAGTGGGTTTGAAGGATTCATGAGTAGTTTATCCGATTTTGGTGGTGTGGTTGGTAATGTATTAGGAGCAATTGGAAAAGAGTTTATGGATGTATTTGGAAGTGAAATGAGTGGAATATCAAAGCTGCTTTTTGGTGGAATGGGATCTTTATTTGATATGGGTGGTGGTAGTGAAGATGGAGGAAGTAATTATACTGGACAATCTAATCCTCTCCCAGGATCGATAAAAGAAAACGCGAAAATGATGTATGATTACATCAAAGATAAAGGATACTCAAGTGCACAAGCGAAAGGAATTATTGCTAACATTTATAGAGAAAGTTCTTTCAATCCAGCAGCAGTTGGTGACAGTGGAACCTCTCACGGTTTGTTCCAGATGCACGCAGAAAGAAGTTCAAAGATGAGAAATTCTGTTCCTAACTGGGAAACAAACTGGAAAGGGCAGATCGATCAAGCTCTGACTGATGATAGGGGTCCAGATTATAAATCAGCCACTGCTGGAATGAGTGCAGGAGATGCTGCTTATTGGTGGCAGAAGTATTTTGAAAGACCCGCAGATACAGTAGCTGGTGGACCAAATGATAGAAAACAAAGAGATTTCATCGCAAGTTTAGGATTCCAAAAGGGTGGTGTTGTCAACATGAAGGGCACAGCATCAAGCACTCAATTCCGTCAGGATTCAGAGAAGCAATTCATTGAGCAACTTGCTGCTGCCACTTCACCTGTTATTATTCCCATGCCAACTGGTGGGGGAAGCAACGCAGGAGCAGGAAGCATTCCAATTGGCACACAAACAGAAGCACCAGCACTTTCTGCTTATCCAAGCAATGAAGTTGCTCTGGACCTCTCTTATCGTTTATCAATGGGAGCTTCGTTTAGCTGATGAGTAGCAGAGATTTNACAGACCCAACAGCCTTCAAGATTGAGAAGATTGAGATTGATGGTAATGATGTGGTTGGCATGTTTGTTTTTGTTTCAATTTATGAAAACATTTACATCCCTGCAATCACAGGCTCAGTCACTTTGGTTGACACTGATGGCAATGGATTGATTGAGGATTATGATTTAGAATTTACAGAGAAGATTGAATTAGAATTCAAGAATGCACTTGATGAGCAAATGCAATTCTCTGGTTTCCTGAATGGTTTGAAGAATGAAACGGTGAAAGACAGCAAAAGATTTTACACCATTGACTTTGCATCAGAGTTTGCAAGAAAGAATGAAACCACATTCATAACAAAGAGATTCAAAGAGGTTGCTCCACAGGAAATTGTGCAGGAGATTCTTGATGAGAAGTTAGAAGTTAAGGAGAGTGAGATTTTTGGTCAAGGAATTCCAATGAATTATCTTGGGTCCAGAAAGAAACCCTTTGATGCAATCAAGTACGTGTTAACCCATGGTGTAACAGAAAATTCAACTTATAATAAATCAGGTGACTTGGACCAAGAGGAAACATCAAAAGGCACAACAGGTTTCCTGTGTTGGGAAACACTTAAGGGTTACAGGTTTGCTTCTGTGGACCAGATTCTTAAGGGAGAAGGTGGTGAGCAGCAACCTGAATTTACAAAGCAGTTACAAAACAGAAACCTGGACATGGAAACTGCCATGAAGGGTGTGATTGATTATCAGTTTCCTAAAATTGGAAACCTTCAAAACAAGTTAAGGTCTGGTGCTTTAAATAACACCAGCATTGTTATGGACATGGACTCTGGTGTTTATAAAGAAGTAAATTACTTTGATGAATCTAATCTCACAGAGAAGGAGAAGGAGATTGCAAGTCAGTTTCCAACAAGGTTTATGTGGAAACCAACTACAAATGAAAAGTTTAATAATGAGTGCACCAAAGCACAACCTGACACTGGAGACCAAACAAAAAGATTTCTTTCCCAAAATGTGGGAAGACAAAACACATTTGATGACCAGTTTGGAGAGTTTACTTTAGCACCACACTTTGAAATCCATGCTGGTGACACCATTGAATTTAAGTTAGGGAAAGTGCAGAGTGAAAAAGAGGGTGGTTATGATAAGAAACACTCTGGACGTTATGTGATTAAGTCCCTTGCACACCACTTCAGTTTTGATGGTCGTGCTTACACCAAAGTGGCAACCATCAGGTCAAATAAACAACAAGACGACGCAACATCGAAACAATGACAGAAGCAATTCCATCCATCAGACCAGAGTTTTTTGGGCGCGATTCCTTCACTCCATTCATTGGACGTGTTGAGGATGTGAATGACCCTAAGATGTCAGGAAGAGTAAAGGTGCGTTGCATTGGTTGGCACCCTAAAGCTAAAAAGGCTGGTGGGGATAATGGAGGAGATGGTTTATCCACAGAAGACCTGCCATGGGCAAGAGTTGGAATGCCAACCACACATGCACAACAGGCAAGGGTTGGTGGAAAGCATGGGTTGCTGAATGGGTCTTGGGTGTTTGGTTTCTTTCTTGATGGAGCAGAAGCACAAGACCCAATGGTTTTATCCACCTTCAACTTCACAGCAAAGGCATCAGATGATGACAACAGACAAGTGCTTCAGGGGACTGATGGCACTGACTCACCAGAAGACAATGCGTTCTCCAAGAATCAGAATAAAGAAATGTCTAACTCTGCTGTGAAAACAGAGAAGGAAACTGGGACAGGTTTTAGTGATGATAATGACAAGGCAGGAGACACAACACTGAATGACGCAGATGGGAAGTGTGCTGGTAAGAAACCCTTGCAGTCTAAGGAATCAAAAGTAAGACAAGAGGAAAAGAGTAAAAAGGAAACTCCACAAGCACAGGACACTGATGTGCTGAAGGGAGATGGAATGTGTGGGTCCATTGCCCATGCACAGGAGGACATTCAGAAAAAGATTCAGGAGTTTATGCCATCAGAGTTGTCCAGATTCTCATTTGGAGATTCAGTGTGGAATAGATTCTCTGGAAATTACATGGACATGAATGGCATTTATGCTCAGTTGGCACAGATGATGTGCAGTTCGCTGAAGCAACCAATCAACTCCAGCAAATCATTCATCAATGAAACCAATCGCAAAACAAGAGCATCAACTCTGCTTGGAATTCCAGACAGAGATGGATTCATCATTGACCAAGCAGAGAAGGCATTATCAATCAAAGATGACATCTTCAATGGAATCTTCCAAAAGTCCTTTGTGGATGTGCTGTGCTCCATGATGATGAAGATGATGCAGGCAATGAATAATGATTCTGATGACCCCACAGGTGATAATTCAGAAGGCAATCTTGGAAGCACAAGAAACACAACCATCACTAACACAGAGGCAAGATGCATTTCAAGCACCATCATTGATAATGTGAAGGTGATGACTGACTCTGCATTGGAAATGAGCAACCAAGCAGCAGAGGAAAGCAGTGAATCAGAGAGCAATTCAGAAGACATGATGGGACAGATTGGACAAATCATTGGAGCATTATCCAGTGTGATGCAGTTTCCAATGATGCAGAAGTACGCATCAAGACCTGATGTGTTTAATGCTGCTGGGACTGCCTCACAGGATGCTCTGACAAAGGATGGTGGTTGTAACCCTGAGAGGGTTTATAACACTGCCATGGGGTCTCTGGGGTCTCTTATGGGCACATCAGCAGGGAAGGGACAAGGGTCTGATGGTGTTGGTGGTAATGGTGGAGGTCAGGGGTCCACAAATAACAGAGGTGTGGATCGCTTTGTTGGTGTTGGGTTTGGTGGAAGAAGAGAGGAAGAGGATGAAGAAATTGAAATGACTAACCAGTTATGTGATGACGCTAAAACGGTTTATTATAAAGATGGTGAGCAGAGACCTGTGCTTATTCAAACAGAGAATGGACTCACAACTGACTTGGAGTTAGGAGAAAGCATCTTCCAGAGAAGGGATGAGAATGGAGAGTTTCTAACTGGTGGCATTGTTATCAATGGCACACCAGGCACGATTGTGGGAAACACTGGAAACGCTACTGATAAAGTTTTGAAGAAACCTGCTGGTGAGAGAGGAGAAGGGATCGCAATCTCACTTCCAAGCAGTGAAGAGAATTGTGCTAAAAACTTTATCAATGGCACACCAAATCAGATTGTTATTACAAGACCCGGTGAAAGATACTTCTTCAATAACATCAGGGTAGCAGAGAAGGCATTCCCATCTGTTTACATCAAAGATTACATTGGGACACCAGTGCCAGTGGTTGACAGACAGAGTGGTGAGTTAGTTTCAATCCTTGTTAACTGCGAATCCTTTAATCCAAACAGACCCAACACACAAGTTTCAATCATTCCTGATAATAGTGAGGTGGGAATCACAACTGATGACCCAGATTATTCAGTTACACTGGGTGGTTTCTTTATTGCCAACACTGGTTTCAATTACTGCAACCCAAGAGTTGAAATTTATGACAGAGATAAAAACACCATTGCAGCAGAGGCAGTGCTTACGGTGGTGCAGGGAAGGATCGTTGATTATGACATAATAAATACTGGTAGTGGATTTAGAAGAATTCCTGAAATAAGAATCATTGATGATGGTTATGAGTGTGGCACCAAGGGTGGAATCAAAGCAAAGTTATACCCAATCATGAGTGTTATTCCTGCTCATGAATCTACTAAACCTCTACCCATCCCTGTGCAAATGTCCTACTGCCCAAGTCACCAACTGAATTTATATTAATGGCACATAGAATCAAAGACGATAAACAGGAATACCAATATTCAAGTGGTTTCACAACACCCAGTGGTCATGAGTTTCATTATTATGACACTCCTGAAAATGAAAGATTAATTCTTAAGCACGCATCAGGGTCTCACATTGAATTCAAAGCAGATGGAAGTGTAATTATCAAGTCACTCAAAGACTTACACTTACACAGCAGCATTGTTTCCTCTGCTGACGACCCAGATGCCGGAAGCAGTGACGCCACAACACAGAAGATTGACACTGATTACACATTAGAAGTTGGTGGGTCTCTAAAAATCAAATGTGCCAATCTTGATTTGGAAGTTGGTGGAAGAGCAGCGTGTTATGCAGGCACTGACTTTATTATCAACTCCAATAACATTATTGAGAAGGCAACAGAAGGCATCTCAATTGAAGGTGCAAAGTCTGTTTACATGGACACGAATGAATTCAAACAAAGAGCAGTTACCACACGCTCTGAGATTGGCACCAAAGAGGAAGGTTCGCCTGGTGGATTGAATGTGTTGAATGTGCATGGCAATGCAGTTATCCAAAACAATGACCCTCAGGGTGGCATCACCATTTCATCCAAGGGTTATCTAAACATGGTGTGTGGCGGTGAAAGAGTTGACATCACAGGTCAGTGGGTGCCAACTCCATCATCATTTGGGATGGCAACCTACACACACTTTGTGCTCCCCAGTAAAAGACCTTTGGATAAATCATCCAAACCTGGTGATTCTTATGTGGCAGTGACAACTGACAGCACAGAAACTGTGGGAATGAACGATGTGAAAGTTGTTGGAATGAATTTATCAGAGTCAGTTGGACAAACTCGAACAAGAGAGGTTGGAGGATTAGAGAAGGTTGAGATTGAGGGAGTGCAAACCATTAAAGCTAAGAAGATTTTTCTAAACTAATGACTACTACACCACCAGTTTATCCCATTGTTATCAGTGGAATTGAATACAAACTTATTCCAGTATTGGTTTTGGAAGAAGAGGAGGATGATACATTCCAAGGAAGTGAAGATAATGACAAAGGGTGGGCAAGTGTCACATTCAATGACATCCCAGAAGCAATTGAATTGAATGGGTTTAGAATTACAACAAGGCACTACACTGAAACGTGTAATGAAGCTCCAAGTGTAGATGGAGATGGAAACCCCATCACAGAAGTTGTATGTGATAGGGTGTATAATCCATTTGAAATTGTTTCACAAAAGATAAGCGTCTCATCACCTGGAAGGCAAGTTTTCCTCAAACCAAATGATAAAAACTTATTTGGTGCTACACCCAAAGTTTATAGTGGTGGTGAAGGTGATATTGCAACTGGTGGTATTATTGATGGCTCTAAGTATGGTTATGTGAATATCTTTGACCAAGCAGACATCTCATACATTCCAAGAGCATCAACACCAGACCAGGAAGTTATAAGAAACCCCACCAGTCTACCATCATTCAGTCAGGAATATGCGGTTGATGCCGTTACAGGGTTTGCTCCTGACCCCAGAGAATCAGTGACTCTTCAATACTCAATGACAACAGAATATAAAATTGGTGGTGGGGCAACTATCACAGATACCTTCACCTGGATACACATTGTGTTTCAAGAGGTTGGGAATATTGCTGATAAACTGAAAGCATTTATGGAGAAGTCATTCTTTTATGATGGCAAATACCACATCCAATTATACCCCACTGGATACCCTCTGGTGTATGATGATAATGGAAACCCCAATGAGGGACTCACAGAGCCAGAGTATGATGGACTCAACCTGGTAAACTCAGTCGTGCCAATAGGTTTCAATAATATGACTGGAAATAAACCACAGGACTATCTAAATACCCTTAACATGGGAATGGAATACGAGTATCCAGATGGCACAAGCAGCGACTAGAATAGGTGATAAAGACATTACTCATGACTGCCAAACCCCATCCAGGGCACAGGGCAGTAATGATGTATTTGTGAATGGCATACCTTGGAGCAGGATGGGCGACCTAAACACCACTCACAAGTATGGAAGTAAGTGTAAGAAAACTCACGCTGCACCCATTGCAACAGGGTCCAAGTCTGTGTTTATTAATGGGCGTGGTGCAGGGAGAATTGGTGACTCTGTAGCAGGTTGCACAAGAGTTGCCACAGGGAGCGACAACGTTTTTGCGGGTGGTTAGGAATACTGGGAGAAACCCTTCACCTGATTAACTTCAATTGTAACATCAAACTTCTGTTTAAACTCCTCATTGAGAGTGTGGTCAATAACAACAACTCTCTGCCTATCATCTAAACCATAACGCAGAATGGAGAGGAGACACTCCTTACCATACTCATCCAGTGAGGAGGAGAAAACTTCATCAAGCACCAGAAGGTTGGTTGTAACAGAGTTTTTAATCTTACCAATCTCACGCCATGCCAACATAAGGGCAAGGTCGATTCTTGCCTTCTGTCCCTCTGAGAAGGAGGAGTAACTGAAGTTTTGGTGAAGTGGTGAGGAGATGGTTTCACTAAACTCCTCATCTAAAACAAAGTGAATTGGGAAGTCCAAGTCCACCATATACTTACGAATAAACTTATTCATAATTGGTAGATACTTTTTCACAATCTGAGTTTTGATTCCACCATCTTTGAGCATGGCAACAACCATCTCATGCTCATTGATTTTATCTTGGAGTGCAAAGATTTTATCTCTCATCTGTTGCATGTCCTCCTCCATCAACTCTAACTTGCCCTTCTCCTTATCCACAGAGCTGGTGTCTCCCTTTGTGTCCACCAGTTTCATTTCCAAGAGACTCACTTCATTCTGTTGGAGATTCACCTGAGTTTGGAGTTTATAAACAGAATCTTGCAGTGACTTCACATGCTCCTGTCTTCGTGTTGCATGGTCAATAACATTCTGATTCTCCTCAATGCACTCCTTAGCTTTGAGGATTGCACCTAACAACTCTTTATCTTCTGACTTGTTGTTATTGATGATGCGATCCTTTGTTTCTTCTGGAATGGTTTGATCGCAAGTGGGACACTCACCATGTGTGTCATAAAACTCATTGTCCTTGTGAATCCTGTCCCTCTTGGATTGCATCTTAGTAATCACTTGGGTGTATTGCTTTATCTTTTTATGTGGTTCGTTTCTCAACTCATGCTTTGCTAACTCAATAACATTCTTTTCATGCTCCACTGTGCTCTGGATAACACCATTGAGTTTAGAAATCTTTTCCAGTCTTTCTTTGATATCAGTTTCCAGCAGGTTGATGTCAGTTTCAGAGCGCTTGATGATTTCATCAATCCTGTCTCTCTGCAAGTCCAACTTATAACTGAGAGTGGACATGTCCCTCTCCATGTCATCATGGTTGTCTTTCAACCCACGAAGTCTTTCCTTAGCAATGATGGACATTGCAGAAAACACTTTGATGTCAAGGAAGTCTTCAACACATTCTCTGCGTGCCTGGGATGAGAGTTGCATAAAGGGCACAAAGTTGCTGCTTCCAAGCACAACAATCTGNCAGAAACTTTTATAAGTGAGTTTCAGGATGTTGTTTTCTAAGTGTGCCTGGTTATCTTTATCTGCNGCCTTTGCTTGAAGCACCTCACCATTCTTCATTATCTCAAACACTTTGGGTTTCTGTCCCCTTATCACACTGTATTTGTTTCTCCCAATGCTAAACTTTACTTCTACAAGTAACCCTTTCTTATTCTGTGTGTTTACAAGTTGAGGTAGGTTTATCTTGCGAAATGGTTTTGCAAACAGGGCATAACAAATTGCATCAAGAATTGTGGATTTACCAGAGCCATTCTTTCCATGCACAAGTGTTGTCTTCTTGTTGTTGAGTTGTATGGTGACAGGTGCATCACCAACAGAAAGAAAGTTCTTAAAGGTAATTGAATTAAAGCAAATCATTAAATAGTGTTTCCATACGTGGGAGAACAATTTCACCAGGTTGCACGATATTATATGAGTAACCCATTGAGCCACAGATTTTTTCAACTGTGTCCTCATCAGTCTCACTTATGTGCAGTTGGTTATCAAGCGCCTCTAATAATGTATTATAAGTGATAGCGTCATCTTTGTTAAGGAACAATTGGATGACTGTGTTGCCATCATTATCCAGTGTAGCATATGCTCCTGAGTCTAGGTTCTCCTCTTTAGTAAGAATAAACAATCATACCTCCTGTGCTTCAACATAAAGTGACTTTAAGATACCAATGATTTCGGGTTTACTCATATCAGTTTCAATAGCATTCACATAGTTAGTGAGTGTTGTCATGGTGTCTTCTGATTCCACTTCAACATCATCAGTCAACACAATCTCAGAGTTCTCAATGATCTTGAGTTCAATGATACCTTCTTGATATAATTTATCTACAAATTTGTTTAGTTTTTTGGGTGTTGATTTCTCTACAATCAATTTGACTTGAGCATCTTTCACAAAATCTGTATCTACAATGTTGTCTTTGTCTTCATTGTAATACACCTTATGGAACATCTTGTAGGGGTTCTCAATGAACTCTAGTTCCCCTGTGTCCAGATCGTAGATGTGAAACCCTCTGGTATCTCCTTCATCGTTCCAATAAAGTTGGTATGGATTCCCAAGGTAAGTAATGTTACCAGAAGAATTTTTTTTGTGAAAGTGACCAGAAAACACTTGCTTGAACCTCTTAAACACATCAGAGGACATACCCTTTTCACAAATGAAGTCTTTGTTTGCATAGTATCCTGCAACTTCTAAATGACCCCAAGCCAATGAGGCTGGGGTTGAGTCCAGTTCACGAGTAAACTCTTCTGCGTTTCCTTCACACACCCAGGGGACGAACAGTATGGGAACCTCATGGAGAACTGCTGTTTGTGGTTTGTCATAAACTTTGACGTTTTGATACTCTCTGAGGTTAAGATTAGGAGAGTTGATAGATAGGCTTTGTTTGTAGAAAATGTCATGGTTGCCAACAATTAAATGTAAGTCGATGCCTCTATCCCTGAGAGGGTCAAAGAAGTTATTCTTGCTCCACTCTAACGACCAATAGTCAATAGTTTTTCGATTATCAAAGCAATCGCCGAGGTGGACCACAGTGTCAATCCCACGATCATCAAGCGTGGGAAAGAAGGTGTTTTGGTAGAATTTTTTGAAGTAGTCATGGAAAATTTGGGAACCTTTACGTGCGCCGAAATGAGTGTCAGTAATGATTGCGACCTTACGCCCTGCCATATTTTTGTAGGTATTGCACATCAAAATTATAATCCATTTCTTCATGAATTTCAAGTGCCTCTGCTTGCTGATGGGGCTCTTGGGTGTCCTGTTTATCTAATGGAGTTTTCATGTCTTCTGGAGCAACAGAGTTTTGTTTCTCTAACTCATAATCCTGTGCCATAATGGAGGGCTGTGGAGAGTCTTTATCCACAGTCACCATGTTTCTGTTGCCATCATTCTGCACCCTGCCAAAGGTGCCTGCAAGGTTTGCTTTCATGGTCACATCAGCAAGGTTGGTTTCACCATGCACAGTTTCATGTGCCTTAGAGGTGGGCACACCTGCTGCTCTTGCTGCATCCACTTTCTTTCTCATCACTGAAACAGGATGCTCACCAGTGGCATCAGATTGCCCTTGTGCAGCTGCCATGGGGTCTTCAGTGTTAGGTCCACCCATCATGGCGTTAGCACCCATTTCAAGTTCTGGTTTTTCTTGGAACCCTTCCCAGAGTTCCCAAAGTTCATTTAGTGGATCCATGCCTTTATGCTTTTCAGTTATTTATTTGCCCTGCCTTTTTTGTCCCACAACATCCATAATGGAATTGAATTCAGAACTGGATCCTACACCATCTCCTGTGAAGAATTCCTCAAACCCTGACTTGGAAATAATTTTATCACAGATTTCAATTTGCTTCTTCTCTTTAGCAATGCGTCTGATAAAGGCGTACCAGCAAACTTGTGTGAAATAAGAGAATGGGTTTTTAGATTTTTCAGGATCAAAGTTGTGGCAATAAACAACACAGTTTTCCACAGCGTCCATTACCATGTCTTGTCTATAAATGTAGTTGGAGAAGTTGGGTCTCATTGAGAGGTGCTCAGCAATATCAAGGAAGCACTTTCCAATGTAACGAGGGATGATGGGTTTGGGTTCTCCATTCTCTTTTGCTCTGTCACACTTGGCTCTGAAGTTAACCATTGCAGAATAAAACTCCTTGTTATCAATGAAGTTATTCTTGCCTCTCTTGCGTGGTTTTTTTACATCCATAGTATCCTTTTATTTGAAGTTATTATAACATAAAAAAAGAGGTGACTTAACACCTCTCCCTTTTAGTGTTACAATGTAAGTGTCAACTTTGAGATTCATTATTAGGTACATCTGGTGAGTTGTTGTAGGTATCAAGTAACCCTTTCCTAAACTCTTCAATTGTACCAAGATAACCAATGTTATCTTTAGTTTTAATTTGCCTCTTAATGGGTGATGTTAGTCTAGCTGCAAGTAAAGCAGTGTTATAGAATTCAATTCCAAACTTATCAAGTTCAGAAATCGACACGACATGATTCATATTGATGACTGTCATATCGTCAGTGGCAAAGTTCATCCACTTTTTAGGTATCAAACCAGAAACAGCCATCTTTTTTTCTGGATCAATAGTTGTTTTCTCATCAATAACAATAGGGTTTTGTAAAACAAAAAACATGCCTGTTTCACTATCATTGGGCATCACCTGAGCCAAAACTTCCTCACCTGTAATCATTTTGATTGTGGCGTGAAAAGTTTCTTTATTCATAAATTCAAAACTCCTTCTCCACTATTTATCTGGACTTCTGATATCCTGTATGTGAAGTCCTCCTCTACATAATACTTTATCCTTTCTGCTAAGTGGTTGAGAGTGAAGTTTGGTTTGCCATGTGGTTGCCTGAAGTCATCAGCAATGTCATAAAGCATGGCACAGTCCTTTCCTTTTGCCTTCCTCAACCCCCTTCCAATGGACTGCAACACCCTTATTCTTGACTTGGAGGGTGATGCAAAGATAACATGATGAAGGTTCTTGATGTTGATGCCTGTGGACATTGTGCCATAACTGCCAAGAATAATGTTAGAGGATGACACTTCAGAAATGGCGCGCACCTTTTCCCTTTCTTTCACATCTGTGTCACCATAAATGAGATGCACAGGTCTGTTGGTTATGTTTTTCATCATCTCATGCATTGGAATTCCATGCCCCTCCACTCTGGCAAATAACACCAACACATTTCCCTCTAATGAATTAGCAAGGTTGCACACAAACCTATTTCTGTTATAAAGATTTCCAATGTGTTCAATCTCATCATTATAAGTTTTGAATGTTTCTGGAGGATGTTTGAGTTGAATAATCTCCACATTCAACTTAGCAAGGAAACCTTTCTCCATCAGTTTGGCAGATGATGTTGTCTTATAAACAGGACCAAAGTGTCCCTCAAGAATAAGTTTGTGCACATTTTTGCCATCCAATGTGCCCGTGAAACCATAACGCCACTTGGCATCTGGCATCTTTTTCATAATGTTTCCAAGGCACTTTGCTTTGAAGTTGTGACACTCATCCCCAATCACTCCATCAAACTGACGAAACCACTTCTTGTCTAACCCATAAATGGATTGCCAAGTGGAGATGGTAACAGGAGCACTTGTGTCCAATGAGTGTCCCTGATAAATCTTATGCATGTTATCTTCATCCCAACCATAATCCTGAAAGTCTTTATACATCTGCTCCACCAAAGACTTAGAGGGTACAACCAACAAAGTCCTCTTGCCAATAGATTTCAGGTATCTACAGATGGCGTAAATCATCAGAGACTTACCAGAACCAGTGGGGGAGAGAATGGTTTTCCTATGCTCCTTCAAGGCATGGAATACCGTTTCCACCTGATAGCTTCTTGGTTTCACTGAGGATATCTTATTCATAAACAACTCTACACCATCCTCAAACACCCTCTCATCCACTTCATAGGGTGTTCCATAAAACTTATTATCAGAGAAGTCCCAAGAGTAACCATGCCTATCCAACCACTTGCAGAGTTGGTATGTGAGACCAGCAGGCAGTGTCTTAGTTGCTGTAGAAAGTAATCTTATTTTGCCGTCCCAATATTTCTTTCTATAAGCAGGGCTAAAGGAAGCACCCTCTACATCAAAAGAGAATGCTTCTTGTAACTCATAGAGGATATGTGGTTCGCAATCAAGGGTAATATCTATTTCGTTTTTCTTTTCAATAACGCAGTCAGTCATAACAAAGCATTGCTATCACTATTTATCTGAGTCTTTATACTCCGTTCACAAAGGTTCTCCACTTAATGACGTTGGATATTGTATAACTCATCTGATGCACTTGCTTGAGTATATCCTCAAGACACCTGAGGGTTGCAGAATAATAATCAAGTTTCATTTGTACTTTCATCACATCATCATCCACCCCAACCCAGTGAGGTACATCTGACTTCAGTACCTTATAATGAAAAGGAGAGTCTTCATACTCTTCAGGTGCTGCCTTGCCAGAGTAATAAAGACTCTTCTTATGTTCTAACTTTCTAAGTTCTTGTATTGCTTTCTTATTCAGTAAACTAAACTCATTATAAAGTGTAATGTATTTTGAATGGAGTTGGGGAATCTTCAGAGATGCCTGGTCCAACATAACATCATCAACTACACTATCTCTAGACCACATGTCTTGGATAGTCTCAAGATCCATACTATAAAGTTACTCCTTCTTGTGAGCGTCTGTAGTTTGGTTTCATACTACTATCAGTTGATCTAGCAGCATCCCAAACAAAATAATCATAATAATTATAACGCAAAATCACCTCAGCTGTAAAGTATTGAACATCAGATACTGAGGAGTCAAAATTAATTGTGGTAAGACTTATAGGGAATGCGTCCCTAAAGACAAACTCTGAGACAGGTTGATAGTTGCTAGAGAGAATAAACAGAGAGCAGTCACACTTCCACTGGTCTGGGTTGTACTTAAGTTGTGCATAGTCTTCAGTTCTTTTATTGATACTTTCAAGTCTATCACGCTTAAACTTGAACTCACGACTGCTGTAAGGAGTTGTAATCTCTCTCATCCAATCATGAACCTGGTAATAATTTTTTAGATTCTCATCAACCAAAAATTTGACATACAAGTCTTCATACATCAACTCATCACCAGGGTGTCTGAGTTTATTGAACCTGGTTCCTGTATCAGCAGAACCCATTGAAATGCCTGGGATTGAGGCGGATTGACAAAAGAAGTCAACCCCCCTCATTTTATTGACGCTAAACTTGAAACCTACTGGAGAGAGAAAGTTTCTATTTTCAATAGAAACATAATGTTGTTCAGGTGGTTGAGAGTTGGGGTTACTCTGCAACGCCATTATCAGTAACCTGCTGCGTCGTAATCATCTGTTGTTGCAGGATCATCATCCAAGTTCAAGGTTGTGTTGTCATTATTGAATCTAACTTCTCTAAGAGTGTCCTGGTAATCGATGTTTGCCTTAACTCTGTCAAGATAGGCATTATAGTAATCTGCACCTTCTTCAATTTGATCTTCTAACCAACCAAGCATAATGTCCTTAGTGGCAGATGCTACAGCAACTGTTCCTGCAGGCATTTGCAAGTTGTGAGTGCCATTAATCGACAATCCATTGGTTTCACTGGTGAATTGCCACTCAAGAGAAACAATTACACCATCGTCTGTAATTGTAGCTGAGGTAATATTGAAAGCCATTTTTGTTTAGTAGTTTATTGTTATTTATAAAAAAAGAGGAAACTCTTTCAAGTCCCCTCTGTTGCTTGGTTTACTTCGTTCGGTGAAGTATTTATAACCAAATCACATCAAGTTCTTCACTCTAACGCGTCTGTAGTAACGGTTGGTGTTATCAGCCAGACGACCCAGACCTTGGTTGTAAGGACCAGAAGGACCTTCAGCGAAGGGGTTAGCAATCAGACCATAACGTGTCTTGAAGCCAATGTTAGGCTGGAAGGTTTGGTCAGTCACAGAGCGAACCATTTGCAGGGGCACATAAGGGCAATAGAAGAGACCTGCGTCATAAGCGGAGGTGCCCTTATAACCCATCACATAGTAGTGAGTGTCACTGATGTTGGCAGAATAGGGGTCAATGTAGACCTTCATCTTACCATTGATGGTGCCAGCAAACAGGTTGCCAGTGTCATCAACATTCAGGTTAGCATTCAGAGCAGGGGTGTAATCCAGCACACCAGCCATGGTCAGAGCGGAAGCAACGTCTGCGGAGCAGATGATGATGTTGCCCTTGCCACGACGAGTCAGCTGAGCGATTGCGTTGGCATCACGCTCAATCTGGAACAGAAGACCCTTGAACTTCTCAACACTCCAACGTCCATTGGAGTCGAGGTCCAGGTCAAACTCACCAGGGACGTTTACATTGTTCTGAGCACCGGGGAGAGCAGTTCTATAAACAGTTCTCACGATCTCTCTGTTGATTTCAGAAAGAATCTCAGAGGAAAGGATGTTAGCCAGTTCAGCTTCAGCATCCAGACCATGGATAGCACGAAGGTCTTGTGCAAGTTCCAGGGAATACTGAGCCTTCAGAGCACGACCTCTAGCTTCCACAACAGCCTTCTCAATGGAGAAGCCCATTTGACGGAACTCATTACCAGGTTCGCCAAGACGCTCAAGCTGAGCCTTGCTCATGCCTCTCATCTGGGAGATGGTGGGGTCATAGAACTCAGAGTTGGGTGAACCATTGGTGTAATCGCCACCGCGACCACCAGTCAGGGTACCATCTCTGTTTCTGGACTCTTCGGGATCGTGAGTGTGACCACCTGTGGAGATTGCATCACCTAAGAGACCAGGGTTGGCTCTGGTGTAAGCAGCAGGGTCATTGCGATCAGTGTTGTAAGGAGTCTCACCGGGAACGTAGGGGTGGTTGACGAACTTGCCTTCAGCAAGAGCACCTTGATCTTCGGGATAACCGGAGAAGTCAAAGTCGCCAGATCCATCAGCAGGACGCTCACTGTCGTTATCGAAGGGGGAGTCCCAACCATTACCAGACAGCTCACCAGCAGGATTGGGTTGCTTATAACCAATCATCTTGCCATCAGCATCATACACAGGCAGGAACTGACCGTTATCGTCTAGTTCAAAACCTCTGTACTTGGTGCCATTAGCAAATGTATCAGCACCATTAGAGAAGGTGGGATCAGCTTCATCAAAGAATGCTTCGTTAGGACCATCAGGACCATCATACTTGGCACGCATTGCGAAGATCATGCCAGTAGGACCAGACATGGGCTGCACGCCGCAGATGTCATAGGCAATCAGGTTAGGCATGGAGCGTCTGATCAGGGAGATCAGAACGGGGTCGAAGCCAGCACGAGGGCCAGCATCAGCGTTGAGGGTGCCGTCATAACCGCCACCCACAGAACCACCAGTGATGCCCTGATAACCAGCGGCGTTCACAGAGTTGGTGGGGGATTCGGTCAGGAGACCAGACTGGGAGCCAGTAACAACTGCTTGCTCATTAAGGAAACGCTCCTGGTTCTCCAGGAGTTGTGCGGTCACAGCCTTTCTGTAAGGATCGCTGATCTCAGGAAGATCTTGATGATTCAGAATGGGGGACCACTTTTCGACTAAGTGTGACATTGTGGTAATACCTTTCTAGTTTAAGTTCATTTAATAGTTCTAGACAGCGCCTGGGCGTATGCTGCCATGGAGGGGCTCATGCTGTCATAAACTGTGGGTGCAGGAGCTTCAGCGGATTCTTCCAGGTACTCAGTCTCAACTTCAGGTTGAGGCTTAGCAACAAAAGATTCCTTAAGGATGTTAAGCTTCTGCCTATAGTTCTCTTCACTTTCAAACTCAACATTTTCAGCCAGTCCAGCCAGCTTGTCCTTACCAGCCTCGGAAAGATCCCAAGACACATCAGAAAGAACAGACTGACGTTGGAAACCAGACATTTGAGAAGACAGAGACACATTTGCCTCAATCTGCTCATTGAGTTTGTCTTCCATATCATCAAGCTTAGCGACCATCGATTCAAAGATGTCATACTTCTCATCAGGAAGTGTGACATAATGGTCTTCAAACAGTGATTTCAAACCACCCATAAACGACTCAGAGAGTTCGTTACGGATGCCGTTCTCAACCACCAGTTTGTTCTCTTCCAACCATTGTTGGGAGGTGTAGTTGAGGAAAGATTCCACCTTCTCGGCGATCTCTGTGATTTCCTCTTCAAACCTCTTAGAGAAAGATTCTTCCAATCTGGTTACTTCCAGTTGGAGTTTTTGATTGAGTGCACTTTCAAAGATGATTCTGGCTTTAGTTTTAAAGTCATCAGAAGCACCATTATCATCAGCCAACTCATTCAGTGCCTCACCAGCAGTTTCATCCACTTCAGCGTGCTCATATGCCTTAGGGAACTGAGTGTTGCTGGAGGGCTTAGCCTGCTCACCAGGGACGACATCAGGACCAATGGAAGTGTCAGGACCTTCATTAGAACGACCTTTAGTTCCATCATGCTTTGCATTACCTGGGATAACTTCAGAGCCAATCTTACCCTCAGGGGAAGAAGTGACACTACCAGGAGCACCCTTGAAGGGGTCCAGCTTGGTGGAGTTATCAGTAGATCTTTCATTCTCCTGAGTAGGACCACCAAGATCGTTTTTAGATTGACCAGGGACCAGTGATGGGGATACTAATTCTTGCATCCCATCAGCAGGTGCCGCCTTGGCATTTGCTGCGGTACGTGATTGAGCCATTTTTTAAAAACTTTTTGATTTCAATTATTTATCTGAGTTATTTATTGGTTATTGAGTTTCAGAGGTTATTTTTTACGGAAAACTCAGATGCTGTTGAGATAATTCTCAAAGATCTGAAGAGTCTTTTCCTCATTGAATTCTCTTGAAACGCAAGCTTGTTCAATTTGCTGTCGAGCAATTTCAGAACGCTTCAGCATTCCATCAGTATCATAATACCATTCTACTCCTTCCATAATGCCTTGAACGAAAGCATCTGGAGCAGAGGGGTCTGCAACAATGTCAGCAGCAGTAGCCAACATGAAGTCTTCACCAACATAATTAACTCCATTTTTATTTACAAGAGAACCCATGCCACGAGATGAAACACCAAGTGTAACACCATCATTCAAAAGTGCTCCTGCAATTCTCCCCATGGGAGTTTCCAGGATTTTTGCTTTACCAATAAAGTTAGAACCCTCTTGCTTGAGAGAGGTAATCTTATGAGAAACTCTGTCTAAGTTTACAGTGGGTCCATCTGGGTGTCCAAGTTCACCCATTGCACGATTTTTTGAAATGTATTGATCATTGTATCTGTCCACTTCTTTAGCAAGAATGTTAGACTCATAGATACGTCCATTACGATTTTTAATATCACCCTGGAGGAATGGTCCCTGGATGTAAAAATGCTTCTTGCCATTCTTCTCTTCAGTGAGAACTTCAATGGCTTCTACTTCTTCTCTAATAAGTTTCATTCGTTTGGTTCCTCAATTGGTTCTGATTCTTCAACATCAGTAGTCTCAGTTTCACCACCAAAATCCACAACTGGAGCGAAGTAATCCGCAGCAACTTGAGGTTTGATGTCAGCAATTGATTGATAAGAACGCTGGAGCAATTCTGAATTGAGAACATCAGATGCTTCAGCGTTTTTACCCTGAACAATTAAATCAATTAATTCTGCTACTCTTGTCATAATTTTCTGTATAATATAACTTATTTATGTTTCCTAATTACACAGAAGTATCAAAATCATCAGGAATTTCAACCCCTTCATAAACCGTTGGATCAAAAGCTGCTCTTAATTCATCAACATTAGTTGCTGCATAGATTTGATTAACTTGTAATTCAATCTCATCAAAATAAGTTTTTAGGGTATCAAATCTCGCTTGGAAATCTGGATCTCTATCTTCTGGATTCAAGTAAGCCTGAATCAATAATAAAAATTCTGGAAGGTTCAACGGATCTTCTGGTGCATTTAATGAGAAATATGTGTATAACATATCCCTTGAAATATCTTTTGCTTTATCAAGATTAAACTCCACCACTCCATTATTAAGTTCAAAAGCCATATAAAAGTCTCTATGGTTTTGACTCCAGTCTGCCTCAAAAATTCCAGCATAATCATCACTCTCATTGAATGTAGCAACATCCAATGGTGTTGGGTAAGCCTCATTTAGTTCAGCAAGAATGTGTTGCTGGATTGGTAAGTTATAGATGCAATATTCCATGGTTAGATTGAGAAAGGACTACCAAAATTACGAACTCTACCTTCACCACCATATCCATTACTGCCACC